GGAACAAATGACGCAGAGCCAAGAATGACTACTTGCGTAAATGTTTTATAATTTAGGCGAAGGATTTGTTGCTCGAGAATCTTTTGATAGTCACGATTCGCTGAGTCTTGATTCATTAGCTGGTCGTTTAGGTAGATCTCAAACAAGTTTGGTTTGATACCACGACGAATGCGATAGTCGTTGGAACCGATGGAGAACTTAATCTCCACCATGCAGTTCTTACCATTGATTGAGTTTACCAGCTGTCCCTTGTTGATGTTACGGAAAGGTTTACCGAACAGTGCAAAACAGAGTGCATCAAGGATTGTGGACTTACCCTCACCATTGCGACCAATGATAAGGGTAGTAGGAGATCTGTCAAGTAGAACAGTATTAGCTGAGTTGCCTGTGGATAAAAAGTTCATCCACGAAATAGATTTGAAGATGATCATACTTCAGTGTTTATCGCTTCCGTATAAAGTGTTCGCATAAACGTCTTGATCTTTTCTTTGTCAGAATCAGTTTGTACTGAATCAATATAGTGCGACAAAACATCAAGAGTGTCTTCCAAGTTAATCTCAGATGACACTTCGCCTTCGTTAAACTCGCTGAGGTCTTCGATAATCTTAATCTCAGCGCAACCTTTATTATACAATGCTTGAATGAATTTATCAAACTTGTAAAAGTCAGTCTTGTTTACAACAACTAACTTAACAAACTTATCTACTAGATCGAGTGGCGATAGATCGATGGGGTCTTGCTCTCTGTCGTCATACTCGATTCTCGAGAACATAGTATAAGGGTTTGCGATGAAGTCGAGCTGTCTACTTGACGTATCAAACAAGTGAAATCCTCGGGGATCATTAAAATCTTGCCATGTAAGTTCGTACGGATTGCCAAGGTAGTATATGTGACTGTCGTTACTGCGGTGATGATAATGACCACTGAATACAAGATCAAACTTCTTAAAAACACCTTTGTCGAATCCTTCATGTGAGTCCATCCCTCTATACATTGAGAAGCCTGCAATTTCAAAATGACCCATGCAGACTTCGGCAGGAGTCTTTTCCATTTCTTCCATACACTCAACGTAGTTATCAGTACAGATCCAAGGAACCATACAAATTTTTGAGTCACCCACTTCAATAGTTTGCGGATGATCAATTACGTTAATGTTATCATACTCACGCAACAGAAGGTCAGGTGAGTTTACATCATTCGTGTTCTTGTAGTATGTATCATGATTACCAGCAATCATATGAACTTTGATTCCTCGCTCACGTAACTTATCAAAGAACATTGCCTTGGCACGTTGCAACGAATAGAAGTTTACATACTTACGTCTATCAAAAGTGTCACCAAGAATAAGCACAGTGTCAATCCCAGCTGAATCAATAGCAGGGAAGAAAGTGTTATCATAGAATTTTTGAAAGAAGTCTAAGAAGATTTGACTATCGTTACGAGCACCGAAGTGCTGGTCAGTAATGATTGCTACTCTCATTTATCTCGCTTGTCTGGAGTAACCACTCCATATTGTTGATACAACCATTGTATGAACTTTTCAATGTCTACGCTTACGTAAGGGTAGTTCTTATACGCAAGCATAATCTTATCTAGCCATTCTTTGTCGGTCATACAAACCCCATAGTGCGCTTTGGTGTTGCAGGTGCAATTTCTTGCTGATGGAAAATCTCAGCTAGAGAATACTTATCCTTTTTCTCACCGAGAGAAACACCAAGTCGGTTTGCCAATTTTACTGCTTCTTCGTGAGAAAGTAAATCGAATGTAACAATATCGAAGCAACGTCCTGGACGAACCAGAGCGGAGTCAATATCACGGATAGATGGAAGGTTGGTAGAGAAAAGAAGTTTCTTACCTTTGGTAGTTACAAGACCATCACCCACGTTAAGGAAACGATGCATCATTGTGTTGCCATCAGAGCGAGACTTCAAGAATGCATCAGAGTCTTCCAAGACCATAACGCTTTCTTCACCTTCGATAAACTTTGCGAAGAGATAGTCTTTCTCAAGGATTGCAGCGTCATAAGTTACAACGGCAGACTCTTGTGTATGTGCAAGCAAGCCACGAATAAAGGTGGTCTTACCAGTGCCTGGAGGTCCAATCAGCAACAGAATATTTGCAGTAGATGCCATGTAGCGGTCGTAGTAGGACTCAAGAGATTCACCTTTGAGGAAAGGGTACATCTCTGCAACAGGTAGACGATCCACGTTTAGTGGCACGTTGACGGAGTTACCATCGCCAGAGTAAATCCAGTCGATGTAAGAAGTAACGATAGAGAATTCGCTCTCTACTTGTTCAATCATTGAAGTTACAAACTCAGCATCACCAGATGCACGAATAGTAGTAGAGTTAGAGTCTACGTTGTAAGACATGTGGTTTTGGTTTTGCAGATCAAGAACCAAGCCATGGCTGTTGTTGCTTTGTACAAGAATCAACTCTTCGCTGTTGCCGAATTCTTTCTCTACGTACTCATTCCACTTCTGACGATTAGACAGAACAGTAGTCTCTTGGTGGAAGGTTGCAGCGTTACGTGCAATACGTTGAGTCAACAGTTCTGTTGTCAACAGGTCATCATAATCACTAACACCTAAGAATGTTTTCTCTTGTGTATTCATAATCTCTCTCAATTGAAACTGGTTATCCCATACGTCGTAGGTAAAATTCTTTAGAGTTCTACGCTTTTGACGATTGCGACTTCTACGTACTCTTTTTGCAGTGTTACGTCCACGAATAGGTTCGAATGGATCAATCCCTAGCGTCTTCAGTATCTGCGTCACTGATTGTTGTGTCATTCACTTCACCCATAAAATTTTCAAGCGTGTCTTTCTTTGCAGCCTTCTTTGCAGCTTTCTTCTTTTCATAAGGGTCCTCGAAGTCGCTATGCTGTTGCATAAACTCAAGGTAAGCATTATGGAAAGCACCATCTTCATCATGGTTCTGCAACTCGAATGCTTCGAACGGCATGTCCATAATCATCTTACTCTTAATGTAAGATTGCTTCTTTTCTTTGGCAATCCTACGTAGAAAAGCGTAGTAGATGATTTGTGTAAAGTAAGCGAAAGGGTTTTTAGATTTCGATGGATCAAAGTTGTTGATGTACTGCAAGCAGTTCTCAACGCCATCAAGAATCATGTCCTCTCGATAACTGTAGTTAATGAAGTTTGGTTTGTAAGATAGATGCGTGGCAATCTTCAGAATACAATCACCGATGTACTCAGGAACACGTGGCTTCTCTTCGCCTGATTCCTCAGCCTCTTTGACTTTTTCACTGAATGCTTTGATAGCCTCATAAAAATCTGCATTGTTAACGTAATGTGTTTTGCTCATTCATTTAGATCCGTTGAATTGGGATCCATACACGAAGTATACATCACCAATGTAAAAAAAGCAAGTTTGCAAATAGATTAAACTATTTTGTTGCAAAACTTGCTTTGGGGCTTTACTTCAGGCACAATTTACGGTGCAAGGGATGATGAGAACGGAGTTAGTGTACTGTATCATTTCCTGGCACGAATTTCTTCAGAAGTTCTTCCTCTTCCTTCTTCTCTTCCGACCTTTTCAAAATATCCAACATCGAGAAAAGTTTTTCGATCGGGTCGGTCTCTTCATTCGCATCAGGCGCACCATTATGTTCGTTCTCTTGCGATTCATACTGATCTACCATATCTGTATAGAGTTGCACCAACTTGGGGTGTAAGTTATTCTCGAACACGACAAAGTCTTTGTTGATAGTGAAGATCTTCTCATCAGCGAAGTGGCAGAATGGCGCACCAGCTACCGTCTCTGTAATGGTTCCATCTTCACGTTGTCTTGGATACATCTTGATTTGCATTGGATAAACCAATGTAATTGTGTGATCAGACTCAGCAGTTTTCAATGCCATGAGTTGCTCACCAGACCCAAGTCTTATGATAACGTATTCGTTATTCACAATGTTACCTCCACTATTTTGTACGCAAACTGTTCTTCTGCGTAGATCTTAACACGTTCAGCGAAGTGATTCAGCGTATGATTTTTCCATGACTTCCAGTGCAGGTCGTCAGCAATATCATACAGATTACACTCAGCCTTACCGTCCTTCAAGCGCAAGCCACGACCGATAGATTGTAGGTTGCGAATCTTTGACTTTGACGGTGATGCGAAGATAACATTTTTAAGAGACGGAATGTTAATACCAGTGGAGAATGTTCCGTAGGAAGCGATGATGATTGCATCTTCTTCCTGTTCTGTAATATGACGGATTGCTTCTCGGTCTTCTGTATCAACACCACCGAATACGAAGAACACTTTACGGTCTTCGTGAGCTGCTTCACGTATCATTTCATACAAAACCTTGCCATGCTTCTGAACATACTGAAAGAGTACCAAGGTGTTACCCTTGTTTCGAAGTGCTAAATTCTGTATGAATTTGTTACGTTTTTGATGCGTAACGATAAAATCCATCTCATCTTGGTAGAGGTTTTTACTCCTACTTTGACGAGTCGCCTCATCGTACTTTAACATAATACACATGATATTTAGTTTTGCCAGTC